TGCTGCTCTGACACCAGTTATAAGAAATGGTTCGATAGTAGAAGTAAAAATAATAAAGAAAGGTGCTGGATACGTTCCAAATAAAACATCAATCATTATTACACCTGCTGGTTCAGAGGCAACAATTGATTGCAAAATTTCTGAATGGAATGTCAATCTATTTGAAAGAAACTTCAGTAAAATTCAATCAGATGATGGATTCCTTGAAGAGAACATTTCCAATGAAAATCTTCAATATGCACACATCTATGCTCCAAGAGCTCTCAGAGAGACAACATATGCAATCTCTGGAACTAAAGAGGATAATACATTATATGGAACTCCAGACTTAGATTTTGATACAGCAACTAACAAAGAATTGGTATCCAAATACCATTCACCAATTATTGGATGGGCATACGATGGTAATCCAATTTATGGTCCATACGGATTTACAGTTGCAAGTGGATCTGGATTTGTCAAAGCAATGCAACCTGGATATGAATTAATTTCATCATTGCCATCAAACAGACCATCAAGTTCAATATTCCCATTAGGATTTTTTGTAGAAGATTATGTGTTTACCGGTAGTGGAGATCTTGATGAACACAATGGAAGATTCTGTGTAACACCAGACTATCCAAATGGAGTCTATGCTTACTTTGCAACAATTAATAGTATAACTGATTCATCTGGACCATTCACAAATTATAGAAGACCAGTATTCCCATATTTGATAGGAAATACTTATAGTTCTGTTCCAAATGATTTTAATTTTAGATTGTCATCTAATCAGAATGAGTATGATTTAGAATCAAACGATTGGTTTAGAAATACCACTGTTTACCATATTAATGGAGCATATAGTGGTTATGATTATATCTTTGATTCTAATGATGAAAAGGAACAAACTATTGATATCACTAGTGCATCAATAGGATCTATTGAAAGTGTTGGAATCACTACAGGTGGAACCAATTACAAAGTAAATGACAAAGTTATCTTTGATAATAGTGGAACAGGTGGAAGAAATGAAAATGTTAGAGTCAGAACTGTAAAAGGGAAAGAAATAAACACAGTAAGTGTTGCAACATCAACAATCTATAATGTAGAATTCTTACCCTCAGGAAATTCCAACACTTTTACTGGACTCACCACACAACCACATAATTTGAGGGCAAATGATGTTGTAAACATTTCAGGTCTATCAAACTACTTCAAAGGTTTTGATGGAAATTATAATGTTGGTCTTAGAACAGACAATTTTATTCTAAATCTTGGTGTTGGCGCTGCAACTACTGATAAAGTTGATTATTTCTATATTTCTGGTGCCCTTTTCTTCCCATACATTAGAGAAAATGATATATTGAATATCGAAAGTGAAAAGGTTAAAGTATTAAATGTAGATAGTAGAACCTCAAGAATTAGAGTATTGAGGGGTCAGGATGGAACTGTTGCAACTGCTCATACAAATTCAACACCATTATATGAAAATTCTAGAAAGTTTTCTATTAATGTAGGATCAATAACGACAACAAAGTCATTTGACTATAATAGAGAGCTTTATTTTGATCCTTCAGAATCTGTGGGCATTGGAACTATTCTTGGAACAGGAGTAGGAACAACAATCACATTCTCAAATCCTGGGGTAGGATTAACTCAAGTATTCGTCGAACCACAGACAATCTACTACCCCAGCCATGGTCTAAAACTTAATGACCCAGTTTCATATAAAACTAATGGAGGAACAACAATTCAGGTTTGGGATGGCAAGTTAACATCACCATACACTAATCTCACAGCATTTTCTTCTCTATATGCTGTTCCCATTACAAAGGATATTCTGGGAATTGGAACTCATAAAGTTGGATTAGATTCAACAGGTTCATATATTGGCATCAATACCACAACAGGTCTTCTATACTTTACCAATGTAGGAGTAGGAGATACACACAGCTTCAAAACAAATCTTTCAAATGTCATCTCTGGAGAACTCATTCAAAACACAGTCACTGTTTCTACAGCATCTACTCACGGATTGAAGAGAGGAGATGGAGTAAATGTTACTATTAAACCAACAAATACTGTAACTGTAGATGTAAAATATAATGATCACAATGGAAGAATAGTATTCAATCCAAGATCATTTACAGCATTGGATGTCAATGTAACTCAGAATTATATCGAGTTTTCAGATAAGTACTTTGAGTTTGGTGATAAAGTGCTCCATACTTCATCATCTCCATCAGGTGGTCTTGAGAATGAGGGAATTTATTATACAGTTCCATTCAATGATACTAAAGTAAGATTGGTAAGAAATAAGTATGAATTGAATTTGGAAAATCCAAATTTTGTAGATATTACTAGTGCATCAACTGGATCTCTTTCAAAAATCAATCCATTAGTTAATGTAAAGAGAAATAATACATTGAAATTTGATCTTTCAGACTCATCTTTGAGATTTGTTTCTGGAGGAACAAATTATTCTGCTTTTGACATGAATCTCTATACTGATAGAGACTATTCAAATATATTCTTCACATCAGGGAAAACAGATACATTTGAAGTAATTAAGACTGGTAGACCTGGAATAGATGCAAATGCGAATCTTACATTAACTGTAAGTGATGATATTCCATCCAATCTCTACTATAAGTTTGATTTAGATAATCTCGATCTCATTACTAGTATAAAATCTGGTATATCTACAGACAAAGATGTGTCTGGTTACAATAGCATTAATGTAGTCAAAACGCAATATGATGGAGTTCACATCATAAGCGGAATAGGATCAACATCTTTCCAATACAATATTCCACAAAAACCAGATGTACTTCTTTACAATGATTCTAATTCAGTATCATCATATGTTACTGATTCAAGAAATGTTTTGGGTCCAATTCACCAGATTAGTGTTCTGAATGGTGGAAGTGGGTTCAGAGAATTACCAGCAGTTACTGGAGTAAGAAGTGGAGTTGGTAGTGGAGCAATTCTTTATGCAGAAAGTAGAAGCATTGGAAATATCCTATCCAATCAGTTCGAAGATATTGGATATGACTTACCAACAGATAAAACTGTAAGAGCTGTTGCAAATCTTCCTGAATTGTTGAAGATTCAGTCACTTACATCTTTTGATAGAATTGGAATTACATCCAGTGGAAAGAATTACTTAGTAGCACCAACATTAGTTGTGCTTGATGGTTACAATAATAGACTAGTAAGTGAACTTGATGCAGAATATTCTATTGGAGACACAGAAGTAACTATTCTTAAGAATACAACAGGTCTCTACAATGTAACTCCAAGAATTATCCCAACTCAAAACTCAAATGGAGTTGGAATTTCATCTGTAATCTATAATTCATCTACAAAGGTTGTTAGAATATATTTGGCATCCACATTTAGTGATGCCCAAGATTTCAGATTTAGAAATGGTTCAAGAGTTCTGATCGAAAATCTAAGTGTTGGAGTTGGATCTACAGGAAAAGGATATAATTCACAGAATTATGGATATGAATTGTTTGAGATTACAAATAGTGATAGTCAACTTGGTGGATCTGGAGCTTGGTTTGAATATAGTTTATCCTCTCTGCTCTCTGGTACAGAAATTCCAGGAAATGTAGACTTTGCAAATTCTGCAGGAAGAGCTATACCAGAAGTAGATTTCCCAATCTTTGATATATCATTGAAGAAAAATAATTTCTTCATTGGTGAAAAAGTTAGAACTGGCACTAAGGTTGGAATTGTAGAGAGATGGAATCCCAATAGTGAGCAATTGGTAATTAGTACTGTAAAAGAATTCACAGTTGGAAGTACATTGATAGGTGAAAGTTCAAATACTCAAGGTGTTGTTGAAAGTAAGATTGATTTCAATGCTGAGATTATTACTGGTGCTGGAGCAACATTTGTTAGTGGATGGCACTCAAATTCTGGATTCTTGAATAATAATCTTCAAAGAATTCCAAACAATGAGTATTATCAGAATTTATCATACTCACTGAAATCAAAAGTTCCATATGAAACATGGAATGATTCAGTAAGTGCTTTAAACCATACTAGTGGATTTGCAAAATTCGCTGACTATGTAGTGGAAAGTATTGAAGATCAACCACAGGCCATTGCTCAACCAAAAGATTCTGCGACAGAAATAATTGTAGACATTATTGGGCAAGCAAAACTGAATTGTTTCTATGATTTTGATTTTGTAGGAGAGAGAACAATAGATGTTGATGGTAATGTAATTTCAACTGAAATTGTATTTGAAAACAGAATACTTTCAGATTACTTTGAATCTGTTGGTAACAGAGCTCTTTCTATTGATGATATTAGTGGGGAATTTAATAGTACATCAAGAGCCACAAACTTTAGTATAGTAGCATCTTATGCTTCAAATCATACTTATAATAAGATATTCGCCTTTGTTCAAGATCAAGTCCTGTTTGATAGGAGACAAGCTAATTTTGTAACAGTCCTTCAAAGAAATAATGAAGCATTTATGCAGGAGTATGGAACTGTAGAAACAGTATCACCTCTTGGAACTTTTGATCACAGTGTTAGTGGATCTGTTTGGGATTTATTATTCTATCCAAACTCATTTGAATACAATTCATATTACACCACAACAGTTGCATTCTCTACTCTGAATGACATTGTTGGTGTTGGATCAACTGCTCTTGGTGATGTAGTTAATATTTTCTCATCTCAAGCAAATATTTCTGCTGGAGCAACTACAAATATCATTCAAATTGATACTTCATACAGATCATCCAAGCATTTGGTTCTTCTTGGTGATGAAAATGGGGAATATGCATCAAGTGAGTTGAATATAATCCATGATGGAACAGATGTTCAATTGCTTGAATATGCAGATATGCAAACCTCTAGTGGGTTTGGAACATTTAATGCATATATTAGTGGTGGAAATGTTCTTGTAGATTTCATTCCAAGTGTAGGGGTTGCAATTACTGCAAATACATCATCCATTTCCATTGCAAATACAGCATCTAGTGGTCTTGGATCAATAACTTTCTACAATGGTATTCTGCATTCAGGACAAACTTCTATAGCAGCAACAACTTCTCCAGTTCCAGTAGTTATTGATGCATTCTCTTCTCCATATGACTCAGAATACTACATCATTTCTGTGGAGGACTTAACAAACAACAGTCATGAAATGTTTGAAGTTGTTAGTGTTTATGGAAATTCCTATACAGATTCTCACTTTGCAGAATTTGCCAATATTTCTACAGGATCATCTATTGGTCAGGTTGGAATTGATACTGCTTCAAATGAGTTCCAACTTACATATACTCCGAATGTAAACACAGAGGTCCAGGTTAGAGTATTTGGTCTGATGACTAGAATTTATGACCTTACTGTTACTTCCCCATTCAGAGTTGATCTTAATAATGCAGATATCCACTTCAATAATGGATACTACACTGGATCACTTCTTGATGTTAAGACTGCATTTGGTCTGAAGCATGATGGACTGCAGATATTCAATAGACCATTTGATGGAAGCAATCCCTCAATTGTTGATGTAAATACTGATTCCATATTCATTGCAAATCACTTCTTCGTTACTGGTGAAGAAGTCACTTACACTTCACCTGGAGCAGGAACAACAAGTAGCATTGGAATTTCTACAATTTCTGTTCCTGGAATTGGACTTACAGATAAACTTCCATCCACACTCTATGTTATTGCACCAGATGATAAGACTCTGAAATTTGCAACTACTGCACAAAATGCATTAGCCAGAACCCCATCAATTATTGATTTAACTTCTGTTGGTCTTGGTGCCGGTCATAGCATAACTTCAACAAATCAGAATTCTAAGGTTCTTTTGGCAGTTGATAATATGATTCAAAGTCCAGTAGTTTCATCTGGTGTAACAAGTGTTCTGAACAATAGTGTTACTTTTGATACCACTATTAATCTGACTGGAATAACATCTTTCTATCCAAGAGATTATATCAAAGTTAATAATGAAATTATGTCCATCATATCAGTTGATAGAACTGCAAATACTCTTGGTGTTAGAAGAGCTCTATTAGGTTCACCTTTAGAGGCTCATTCGCTTGGAGAAACAGTTTATAAACTTGCTGGAAATTACAATATTGTAGAAAATACACTTCACTTTGTAGAGGCACCAAAGGGCAACAATCCAGTTGGTGTGTCCTCTGATGTGGATCCAGATAGTGTAGATTGGACTGGTATATCAACAAGTTCATCTTTCCAAGGAAGATCATTCATGAGATCTGGAATAGTTGGAACTTCCTCAGAAACTTATACTGAAAACTACATTTATGATAATATCTCTGGACAATTTACAGGAATTAGAAGTGAGTTTAGTTTAACTGTAAACGGTTCCAATGTAACTGGCATTGATACTCAAAGAGGAATTGTCCTCATAAATGGCATATTCCAAGAACCAAATGGAATTCAACCACCATCATTCCAACAGGGAGACTATACATTAACTGAAAATACAGGTGTTACCAGCATAACATTTACTGGAAATGATGCACTTCCTAGTGGTTGGGATCCCAATAATGGAGCATATCCAATTGGTGGATTAATTGTATCAGTTGCATCATCAAATGGATTTGGATACCAACCACTGGTTGCTGCTGGTGGGACAGCAATAGTTTCTATTGCTGGAACAATTTCATCAATCAGTATAGGCAATAGTGGTTCTGGTTATAGAGCAGGAATTCAAACAGTTGTTAATGTTGGAGTTCAGACATACAGTTCTGGAGTTCCTAATATTGAATTTATTGGAACAGCTGCTATTAGTGGAGGAAATATTGTAAGTGTAACTATTACAAATCCAGGATCTGGTTATACAGTTTCTAATCCCCCAGAAGTAGTATTTGATTCTCCTTTAAATTATGACAATATTCCACTTCAATATAGTTCATCATCTCTTGTTGGATCTGGACAAAGTGCGACTGTAGATATTGTCGTTGGAAGTGGATCAAGTGTTCTGTCATTTGAATTCCAAAATTATGGATTTGGATATGGTGCAGGAGAAATACTAACAATTCCTGTTGGTGGACTGGCAGGAATTCCCACAGATCCATCTGCCACATTCAGAGAATTCCAAATTACTATTGATGAAATATTCACAGACACATTCAGTGCTTGGGGAATTGGAACTTTAGAAGTTCTGGATTCTCTTGATAGTAAATTTGATGGTGTTCAAACTAACTTCAATCTCTCGTTGAACGAAGATGTATTTTCTGTAAGATCCAGAAGGGGATCCAAAGTTGATGTAGAGCAAACATTGTTGGTATTCATCAATGACATTCTTCAAGAACCAGGAAAGGCATATACTTTCAAGGGCGGAAGTGTAATCAGATTCAGTGAACCACCAAAAGAAGGTGATAGTTCTAAATTGATCTTCTATAAGGGAACTGGTGGAGTCGATGTTGCTTTTGTCAATATTCTTGAAACTGTTAAAGTTGGTGATTCTTTAGATATCAACAATAATCCAGAGATTGGACAAGGAATATCATTGGATCAAAATGAGAGAGTTGTTATTGGTATCAATACAGTAGATACAGTTGCAACTAATGCATATGCATCTCCAGGTGTTACAACTGATAGAAATCTCTTGAGACCAGTTACATGGTGCAAACAAACTGTAGATAGAGTAGTTAATGGTTCCTTTGTAGGTAAGGATAGAATTGAATATGAACCATCAATTTATCCCGGTGCATATTTAATCCAACCAGTTGGTTACAATTCCACTTTTGCATATGTGGATAATCTCAGACCAATTTTTGATTCATATAATGAAGCACCAATTAGAACATTCCAGAATGTCATCAATATTGTTTCTCAAGATTCAATTATCCAATCTACTGCAACTGCTTTAGTCTCAACCTCTGGAACAGTGTCATCTATTACAATCACAAATCCTGGATTTGGTTATACACAATCACCTCAAGTTACAATTGCAAATCCAGTTGGACTTGGAACTACCCAAAGAGCATCTGCAACTGCATCCATAACTTCTGGAATAGTGACTGCAATAACAATATCTTCACCAGGAATTGGTTATACTTCATCAAATCCCCCAGTTGTTTTAATTGAAGCACCAAAACTAATTAAGGAGAGGATTGAAGTCACTTCTTATGTTGGAGATTATGGAATTGTTGTTGGAGTAGGAACAACTGTTGTTTCTACACAAGATCAATTAATTTTTGATCTATTCATTCCAAAGAATTCATTCATGAGAAATTCTGGTTATGTTGGATCTGCAGTAACTATTAGTGGAATTTCTACAGGTGATTATCTGACAGTGTATGATACTAACATTTCTATTGGTGCAACATTTGCATCTCAAAGAAATGATGGATCCAGTATTGGAGTTGGAACAACTTTCTTAGACTTTGTTTACCAAGCAGAAAGTAGTGAAATTAGAGTAATGAATGTTGTTGGAGTTGGAATTACTTATGTTAAGAGAATATTTGTTAATGTAGATTCATTTGGAAGTGGAATAGCATACACATCCACATCTAACTTGGGTAATTTCAGTTGGGGCAAAATGACATTTGAGGATAGATCTGAGAAGAGAAGTTTCAACTTCTATGGTCAAAATGGATATTTAGGCATATCAACCTCTGCAATAGTGATGAGAAATGCATCACTAAAATCTGATGACTATGTTACCTAATAAATAACTAAAAATTCTATCACAAAATGGCAGCGATAATTACTGACCAACTTCGTATATTAAATGCTAAGAATTTTGTGGCTGGTGTTCAATCCAGCACAAATTCTTATTATACATTTATTGGAATCCCTAATGCTTCGGATTATCAATCTGATTGGGACACAAATCCCCCATCACCAATTGATAGTTTTGAAGAATATAATGACTATTGGGATTCTATGCTTGCAATGAAAAAAATCAGTGCAAGTGATGTTAGTCAGGTTGTTAGAAGAGTTACCTGGCAATCAGGCATCACTTATGACATGTATCGTCATGATATTAGTAGAAATAATCCATCACAACCCTCTGGATCATTTGACTTATATTCTGCAAATTACTATGTAATTAACAGTGATTTTAGAGTCTATATCTGCCTCTATAATAATGCAAATCCAGAAAATAATTTTCAAGGTGGACCATCATTAGATGAACCAACCTTTACTGATCTGGAGCCAAGGGAAGCAGGAAGTAGTGGTGATGGTTATATTTGGAAATATCTCTATACAATTAGCCCAAGTCAAGCAATTAAGTTTGATTCTACTAACTATATCCCAGTCCCAAGTGATTGGTATACTGGATCAACAAATGCAGCAGTCAGAGATAATGCAGAATCTAGTGGTCAATTGAAGATTGTAACCGTTAGGAATCGTGGTGTTGGATTGGGAACTGCTAACCAAACATACACAAGAGTGCCTATTAGGGGGGATGGTACTGGAGCAGAGGCAACCATTGTTATCAATAATGACTCCAAAGTTCAAAGTATCTCCATTTCTAAAGGTGGATCTGGATATTCATTTGGAACTGTAGATCTTGCAGCAGGTGGAGTTCCAACTGGAACTACAAAACCAGTTTTTAATGTCATTATTCCACCTCAAGGTGGACATGGTGCAGACATTTACAAAGAACTTGGTGCTTATAATGTTCTAACCTATGCAAGATTTGAAAATGACACACAAAATCCAGATTTTGTTACTGGAAATCAATTTGCAGCAATTGGACTAGTAGAAAATCCACAGGCATATGGTTCAAATTCCATTCTAACTTTAGATAAGGCAAGTTCAGTATATGCTTTAAGATTAACTGGTGCAGGTTATAGTAGTGCTACATTTACACCAGATACTAGAATTACTCAAACAGTTGGAGTTGGATCAACTGCTGTAGGTAGAGTAGTTTCTTATGATCAAGTTACTGGAGTATTGAAGTATTGGCAAGATAAGTCTCTTGCAGGTTTTAATACCAATGGATCATTGAATGCTAACCCAACATATGGGTTCAAGATGAATAGATTTACTCCATTTCCTACAACTGGAGGAAATATAACCATTGTTGGTGGAAGTGTAAATCTTGGTATTGATACTGCATTTACGGGTGTTTCAACAGTTCTAAATAGTAGGACATATTATCTTGGTCAAAATTTCACAAATGGTGTTTCCCAACCAGAATCCAAAAAATATTCTGGAAACATCATTTATATTGACAATAGACCTTCCGTAACAAGGTC